CAATTGTAACAGTGTAATCAGTTGATCCACAAACAGCTTCGCAAGAAAAAGTCCTATATCCTCCTGCGCCACCACCGCCTGCTCTGTCAGCGCCACCAGAACCACCACCAGCGATAACTGTAGCATTAACTTTTGTTGTATCTGAATCTGTTGTTAAAGTTCCAGAGGCTGCAAAAACAGAAACTTTTGGTTGTTTCTTTTTTTGTGTAGTGATTACTGGTCCTATAATTCCGCCATTTGCCATAAATTATAAAACCTCCTAGTCTGAAATTATTTCATAAGAAATCAAACATTCTAAATCACTATTTGCTGAAGCTGTACCTTTTATAATTTCAGTTTCTTCTAAATAAAAAGATGAATTCTTATCTACCACATTTAATGTAGCATCTGCAGGTACAGATATTGTACTAGCAATTGCTCTATCATTAGAACCATCATTATATTTTATTGTTACGTCAGCAGCATTAGATCCATCAATGTTAGAAACCATTATAGAATTAATTTTAAAAACAGTGTTTGCCGTTGCAGTAACTAGACTTGTTTCCGTAGTAGTCAAAGCAAAGACATCAGTTTTTCCATTAATAGTTGCAACATTTACTATATTTGGATTTGCCATATTTTCCTCCTATTAACCAAATACTATTGCCATTGCAATAGCCTTTCCTGTTGATATGCCAGCGGTGTCAAATGATAGTTGACCACTACCGTTCGTTACTAAGGCTTGTCCGTTTGAACCATCACTTGATGGTAAAACGAAATAATTAGATGAACCAGTATTACCAATTCCTGTAACATTGATATCAGCTAAATCTTTTGTTACATCAAACATAGATGTACCAGTTGTATATACTAAAGTTTTTGCTCCTTGTTTAAGAGCTACACCATTAGCAGCATGACCAGTATTTCCGAATGTTAATGTATACGAACCTGATGTATTATTAAATAAAGTATATTTTGTTTCAACAGCATCAGTAAAAACATTTATATTACCAGATAAAGCACCAGTAAATTCTAATACAGCGTTATGAACTTGATCATTTGTAGCATCATCATCTGTATTATTTGTTGAGTTATTTGAAGTTAAAGTTACATTAGCAGAACCAGCAACATTAACTGCTTGATAACCTTTAATAGAAGTATCTAATCTGTTTAAAACATAATTTACAAGATTACCCCAATTACCAGCATTTTCGCCTGAGGCTTGTCTCTCTAATTTTAATCTCGATGTAAAACTTGATGGCATAATTTTTTATACTCCAAATTATTTTTAAAGTAAATATCTTATATTTGTATTCATTTGTCTACTAAATAATGTCTGTCCAGTTCTCTGTACTATCATCAGAAATAGGGTCCCAAAATCGTAATGTTGTTATATTTGCATTTGCTCTATTTCCAGTAATACTTAGGAAATTGTTAGTATCTAAAGTAAAACTACCAGTATTAGTATTTGCTTGAAGACCTGTCATTACATGGCGACCTTCAGCACTTATTGTAACATTGTTTAAAACTACATTAGCAAGGCTTCCTGTAACAGATATAAAGTTTTCTGATGTAGTAGTTACGTTAGATAGAGTTATATTTATTTCATTACCATTAACATCAATTAAATTAGCAGTACCAGTTGTAACAGATCCAACATTTACATTTGCTTCAAAAGTAGGTGTATTAATCGTTATTGAGCCACCTGCAGCGACAGCAAAACTATCTACAGCTGTTGTTACTAATGGTTCTCCTGTAATAGTTATTGGTGCGTTTCCAGTTACTGTTTCATCACCTAATGAAATAGTTAATTCTTGACCTGTTAAAAGATTTAATGTACTTCCTTTTGATGTAACATTATTTAAAGAAATTGTAACTGATTGACCATCTTCTACAAAAACTGTACCATCACCAGTAACAATTGTACCAACGCCTTCATTCCATGCGCCTGTATTCCATTCTTCTCTACTCCAACCAAGGCCAAAATTTAAATTTGCATTTAATGAAAGACCATTAATTACAGCAAGTGTATCTGGTGATTCATTCCAAGCACCAGAATTCCATGTTAACCTACTCCATCCTACAGACGCTGACATAAGGATTTATCTCCTTATGCAATTCTAATTAGACCATTAGTAGCATCAGCATTAGGGAATTGCAATTCAAATGTTCCGTTAGTAGAAGTTTTTACTCCACCAAAATCTAAAACAGCAATTGATGAATTACTATTATTTGCATTATAAATTAATGCAGCTTGTGCAGATATTGTTGCATTAGCAAATGAAACATTATCAGCATCAAAAATAGCAGTCGTGCCATCTGTGCTTATTGCTACATTTGTAAGTGTAGCTCCGCCTACTGTATAGTTTGTACCACTGTTAGAAACTTCGTTTGCAGTTAAATAAGCAGTAGTATTTTGATTTAGTGTTGCAGTGTTATCATATAAAGCACATTTTAATGTTTGTGCCTCAAGATTGCCTCCAGGCGACATCAAGTCTTGCTTGAACGACACTGTAATTGCTTGTGATATAGCCATGTTTATTGTCCTCCAGTTAATGTATTCTCGCCTAATGGACTGCCAGGAAACTTGTAGTCTGTTCTTCTATTTCTACGAGCTTCATTATTTATTGCAGCCACACTTTCGGCATATCTTTGTTTGTATATAGTATAGTCTTCCATGTTCTTTGTAAAGAGATTTGCTTCAGCAAGAGTACCATATAAAAGAGCATCTGAAGCATTCTCAGTATACCAATTAGTAGTATTAGTATTTGATAAAGGATTAATTCTACCTTGATATCCAAGTTCCATTGTATATGCTTGATCTGGAGTTGGAGCTACATATAATGTAGTATCATTAAAATTAGCAAAATATCTTGGTTGTGAGGTTATAGCAGCATTAGGCCAATATTCTTGTATATATTCAACTGGTTTAATTTCTAAAAAAACTCTATTTCCATCACTATCAATTATATTCAAATAATTTAATAACATAGGTTCTATTGTAGAAGGTAATGTAATAAATCTATCTCCTACTTGCATAGAAGAAGTAACATTTTGATTAAATCCTGAAGGGTCTATTTCTCTTGATAATTTAGTTTGAGTATTGTCTATAAATGTATCTAATTGATTAGTAAAATCTGTTCCAGTGTTTTCAGCCCATGTTTGAACATCATTTTTTAGGCTTGTATATGTCATTGGCATTTTTATCTACTCCTTCAACTTTAAACTTACTCCACACATTTCCTACAAAAGCGTAACTTCCCCAATGTGTAAGAGGACTTTGAACATCAGCAAAAATTTTACCGCCTATTTTTTGCCATAATCTGCAAAAAGCATAGTCTTCTGATAAATATCTATTACTTTTTTCATCAATAATACAGTCAAAAAATGCATAACAATTATGGCTATGAAACCTTTTATTATTGATAATTTGATCACTTGTATATCTAAGATTTGGATATGCTTTTTGCATTTTATAAAAAACTTCTTTTTTAATACACATAAAACCTGTTGCTGCATCAAGAACTTCAACAAATCCGTTTTGCATTTTTAAATTTTTAGGGTTAGCAAAATTTAAATTATAACCAAGAGCTTTTTGCTCTAAGTGTTTAAAATCACCTTCTTTAGCATTTTTTTCTACTTCTTTCCAATCTACAGATTTTCTTGGATAAACACCGCAAGCAATATCAAAATCTGATTCTAAAAGTCTATATATATGTTCTCCATTGAATCCTATATCACTGTCAATAAACATTAAATGAGTAAATTTATCTGGATTTTTTTTATCGTAATCTAAAAATTGTGTAACTAAAGTATTTCTTGCTCGTGTAATTAAACTTTCATTACCCATAGTATTTAAATGCATTTGAAAATTATGTTTATTAGCAGAAGATATTGCGCTTAATATTCCGTGAAGATAACCTTCAGTTAATAGGCCACCATAACAAGGTGTTGCGACCATGACACCTAATTTTTTATTTTTCATGTTACAGATACTGTAACATTTCCTACAGAAGTTGATAACAAATTTGTGCTTGCTGAAGTAATTCCATTGTTCGAAACACTACCAGATGTTGAAGGAAAAATTAAATCTATTTGATCAGGCACTCCACCTGTAGAAGATAAATTTGCTTGTGGTCTTGCATATTGTAAAGATTGAGCGTCATTATAATATGTTAAATCTAATTGCGGTTGTTTTTGTTCAAATTCTGAATTATGAACTAATGATCCATTCCATTCAAAAACCATTTCTTTATATGGATAAGCTAATCCTGATCTATCGGATATAGCAGATACATTTTTACCAGTAGCAAATTTGCTATCTGGTGCTCTATGTGGTCTTCTTCCTCTATCTGCGTATCTAGGCATTAACTATAATAACTCGGACTAGGTATTATTCTAGTAGATGGTGAGTCATCTCCTGCTATTAATCTTTCATATGCTTGTTCATAATCTAATTTTAATTCGGCTCTTGTTGCAGCTGGAACACTTGTTCTTTTTTTAGAAAGATAATATGCAAGACCAGCACACATACATTCAAAAGCTCTAAATGGAACATCAACGTTTTGTTGAACACCATTAACAGTAGAAGCTGTAATATCTTCTATTTTTCTCATTCTGTAATATCTTAAAGTATATGCTTGATCTGGTGCAGGATAAATTTTTACTACAGGTGTACTTAATCTTTGTAAATAAAATTGTGTAGGTCTTGATTGTGTAGTTTTATTAGAAATAGCAGCATAATCATTTACACCTAAACGTGTCATAGAATATTCAACACCATCACTATCAACTATATTTGCATTTATAATATCAACAGTATCATAATCTAATGTATAATCTGTAGTTCCAGTAGAAACAGCTTGATTTTTTAATTCAACAGTCCATTGATTATAACCTCTGTTAGCCCAATCACTAAACATGATATTCATACTTCTTCGTGCAGAACGCACATCATATCCTAAGATAGGATCTCCTCCTATTCTATCATATGCTTCTTGAATAACATCATTAACTGTAATGTTAAATGTAGCTGTATTTGAAGTAGCCATTATGCAAAAAATACTGTTACGCCACTAGCACCATTTGCAGAAATATTAACACCTAAACTTGTACCAAATTTTACACCTTCATCTGGTAAAGAGATATTAATAGGTCCGCTATCAGCACTAGCGCCTGTTGTTACTACAAACTTAGTTGTTGCGTTATCTACAAAAGTTACAGTTCCTGCATTTGCTGATGGTGTAATTATAAAGCCTTTAAGCCTTGTAGGTCCACCAAAAGCTACAACATTAGAACCTGTAGTTGTTACGCTATTTGCCGATATATCTGATCCTGCCATATTTCCTCCTATATTAAATTAAATCTTTTTAATTCGTCATATAATAGCTTAACTCTGTCCCTTTGACTACTAGGTTGTGCTATTAAACTTTGTAAATATTCTTTTTGTTTTAAAGAACCCATATCCATTGCTTTTAAATTTATATCATTTATAGGACTTGTATCCATTTTTGTTTTAATAACTGTTGGTTGTGAATCATCTTCGAAATTTTTAATTACTTTTTGTATTCTTGATATTTTATCATCTAAATCGTCTTTTTTATCTTTTTCTTTTGCTTCTCGAATGATTGTTTCTTGCGCAGAAACAGTTTCACCTGTATCATCAGTTTGACCTAATTTGATTTGTTCTTCTGAAGGTTTATATTCTTCTTTCGCTTCTTGAAATTTAAGTAATGTTTCTGCTGAAGTTTCTTCCTCTTTTTCTTCTTCAGTATTTTTTAGAGCTTCTCCTAATTCTTTTAATCTCTCAAAAAACATAAATCTCCTTATTGGTCTCGGTGGGTATCAAGATCAAAAAGTCTCAAAATTTCCCACCAAGATCATTAATTATTATGGTGTGTTTCCAGCATCAGCAATACTATTGTTCTGCATATACATAACAGTAACAGTTGCATTACCAGTTGTACCATCACCATCAGTACCTGTAAAATCAGCTAAAACTTGAATATCAGTTGTACCAATATTTGTAGCTTCAGTGTCTAAAGTACCTCTAGTAGTTCCTAATGATTTAACACTTGTAGATGGAATAAAAGCATTTCCATCATCTACTGTTCCAACAATTACTGTTGCAGCATTTGAATCATTATTAACAGTTGTTACATTTAATATAACATCTACTATTTGTGAATTAGCAGGAATAGTCCCGCAAACTTGGTTTAAGTGTGAAGCACCAGTGATGTCGATTTTAGCAGATTGTGCCATTACAACAAAACCAGTATTTACAACATTAGCTCCAAGAGTTCCACCAGTTGTTTCTTTTATCGTTCCCGCTTTTATCGGACCCGAAAATGTAGTTGTTCCCATAGTCTACCTCCTTAGTAGTCTGCTTTCGCAGTCGTGGGGTTAATACTAGGCGTATTGCTACGCCTAGTACAGTTTTATTATTATGCAGCTCCTTCTGAACCGAAAATAGCTCTCCAGTCTGTAAAACCGAATGAGTATCTTTCTCTAACTTTGTATCTTAGATTACCAGTTTCAAAATCGCCTTCAACAGCTTTTTTGATTGGTGCTCTTACAAAGTGTTTCATTCCATCAGGACAATCAGTCATAATGAAGTATTGATCTGGATCAGTAAGTCTTTGGTTAACGACTACACCGCCAGGGATCATACCCATATTTCTCATTGCATTGATATCATTATCAGCAGTTCCAGGTCTTAAATTAGATTTAAGAACTCTCTCTGCGATAAACACCAATTGAGGTGGAACGATTAGTTTTTGTCCAGTTAATGCTATTGGAATGTTTCTGTCATCTTCTGTAGTTGAGATTTGAATCAGTAAATCTTCTAATGAAGTTTCTGATAAATCTGCAGCTGTTCCAAGAGTGTTAGAAGCAGTTCCGCCACCTCCTAGTGGGTGTCCAGTGTTCAATAAAGTAACACCATCGCCACCTACTGTAGAAGTAGTTGCATTGTTAAGGATGTTTGCACCTTTTATTTCTTTAGTGTGTTGCATTGATCTTGCTAAAGCTCTAGCATATCTTGCACCTAATGATCCGTACAATCCATCTTCTTCAGCTTCTTCTGTTATAGAAAATGCTAAAGCAATTGTTTCATGTACATATCTTGATACATAGCCTTCTCTGCCAGATTCATAAGATATTGCAGCACCTTCAGCTTTTGTTGGTGCAGCACCGAAGCCGATGTTTTGTACATCTTCTTCAAATGCTTTTTGTGATTGCTCAACAGAATATATAGCTCTCCATTGTTCTGGATATCTATCATATTCCATACCAAACACGGTATTTAAACCTAGATTGAGCTGTTTGGTAAATAGTGCTCTATTTAATGCCATAGTTCAATCTCCTTATACGCCAGCCTGACGAGTTCCATATAAGTGTAAGTTAATTACAACTTCTATATCTGCATCAGCACCGACTGCGTTGTTTGGTTCATCTATCAATCTTAATATTCTCAAGACTTTAGCAGTAGTAGCTAATGTACTAATGTCTAATTCGTCTGTTGAATAACCGAAAGTAGAATTAAATGTTCCGATAGTTACGTTTGCTAACTCGCCTACGTTAGCGTTTGCGAATGTACCGTTACATTGTACTTTATAAGTGATGTTTGGATCATCATATACTAATGCTTTTACAGCAGTATTTGCTTTTACAGTAGTACTTGCGTTCCAAACTTTGGAGAACTTGACATCTCCTGTGGCGTTATCTGTGTATTGTACTCCATAGAATACACCTAAAGCTGTTCCGCCTGCGGTACCTCGAATCACTGTACCATCTGTAGTCATAGTTACTAAGTCTCCAGATGCGATTGTCGTACCATAGCTATTAGCTATAGGATATTCTTGAGGTCTGATAACTCCACCTGTTAAGTGTCTCAAAGGTATAAAACCTTGAGGGGCATTTACATTTGCCATAGTTATTTACTCCTATTAGTTACTCTTTAAAGCCGCCTCTAGTAACTGAAGTCTTGAAAGACTGTGATATAGGTTGACCTGGTTGTTCTACTTTGTGAATATCTTGTTGAACTGATCTCATTAAGTTATCAGTCATTTTAGCGTAATATGCATTACGTTCATTCCACAATTCTTGTGGTATTTCACAGAGTACCATGCCTTCTATACCAATGTAGCCAGAAAACTTGCCATGATCTATCGTTGGAAAATTCTGAGCATCTTTAACCGTTTTAGGGTCACGAGGCCTCCAGCCTTCTCTCATTCGTTTGGCAACATTTGTTGGCTGTTCCTGTCCTAAAACCATAGTTGCAATCCATCTCTGTTTGAAACCTGGTCTTGCTTCAGGTGCTTCAAGTAAATTACCTGGGCGCCAATTTGAAACTCTTGTAGATTTCTCTGCTTGAGTTTCATGTTTTATTTTATTTGTTTTTTCCATAGTCGTGCTCCTTAGTTCACGTATTGGTGCTAAAGTTTTTAACTTCTTTAGCAAACCGCTTTAGTGCCGCTTCATCATTGATATCAATGCCGAAATTTCTAGCTGTTGCCAGATCATCCTGCGTTAGCTTCACTCTGTTACTATCGCTAGTTTTCTTACGACTAACTCCAGCAACTGGAGATTGCACTCTGTTGTTCTTTTGTACCACATTTTTTTCTGTTTGAGTAGTGTTTTCTTCAGATTTTGTAAAATATGCTAAACCACTTGATTTAAGTCGCTTATCCATTTCATCATAGTAACCTGGATCATTCACATCCCAACCTTCTTCTGTAAGTTCTGCATCAATTCCATAAGCCATTGCAGTTTCTTTTCTGTAACCAGGCTTATTAAACCATTGCGCATTACTTTTTACCCAATCTCTTGCTAAAGGTGGTGCTTCAGCTTTCTTTTTTTCTTCAGATTTAGGTTTTTCAGCTTTTAATTCAGAAGTTTTTTGTATTTGACCTCTTAAATCAGCCATTTTTTCATAAAGCTCTACTTGTTTTTCAGTATTACCTTCTTCAATTGCTGTTTTAAGTTGATCTGATACAGATTTATGTTGATTTGTCAAAGATTTATTTGCTATATCAAAAGTTTTTGACTCTAATTCAGCAATTCTTTGTTCTAAATTAACAGCTTTTTGTTCTGCTTCAGCTCTTTTAGCCACTTCTTTAGCAATTCTTTTACGAACTTTCTCTGAATATGGCATATCATCTGAATATGCAGGAACTTTAGGTTTTTCTTGTTCTTGTTTTACTTCTATTTTTTCTTCTTTTTCTTCTTGTCTTTCTTCTGCCTCATTAACGTATTTATCAATAGGATTTTGAGGAACCTCAATTTCCTTCTCAGATTTATCTTCATCTAATTTAACTTCTACGTCTTTCTGTTCTTCTATGTTTGTCATAGTTTTCTCCTATGTTTTCGTTAATTAAAAATTAACGTATATTATATTTGTTGAGATACTATTTCTGGGCTGTCCAGGGTTGCAAGTATCTCATCGTCATTTATTACCACCATTTTCACCTTTTGTACAGATACTTTTGATCCAGCATATCTACCGAATAACACCCAATCACCTATTTTACACCAAGGTTTAGGTCTATCTGAAAAACATTCTGGTCCCATTGCAATTACTTGTCCTACAGAATTTAGATAACTTTGTTGTTCTTTATTTGAATCAGTTAAATAAATTCCTCCTTTTGTTTTTTCAATTACACCTTTAGGCCTTATTAAAATTCTGTAACCAACAGGTTGTGGAACTTTATCTGGTGTTTTGACGCTGTCATCAGTCGCCCATATATCTTTACTAATCATTGTCTATATCTCCTTTTTTATATTTTTCGACCATTTCATTTATAATCTCTAATGATTTATCTAAACCTTGTCCCATACCATGAACACGTTTAAATTCTTGAATATCATCTACTCCTTTTGATAATAAATTTTTTCCTAAGTCTTCTTTATAATTTTTAATTTTATTTTTTATCGCTTGTATTAGATGTTCCACTTTTTACTCTTTCTTTAATGATTCTTAAAACATCATCAAAATTTTTACCTAAATCTTCACTTACTTTAGCAAATAATCTAGGTTTCATATGTTTAATAGATAATTTTTTATTCTCTAAAAATTTTTTAGCTTGTCTTATTTCTTCACCTTTTACAGCCATTATGAATCTCTTTTCGCTATTCTTGATGCTGCTTCTACTATCTTAGCTTTTACTTCTGCATCTTTTCTATTTTGTTGTCTTTGATTATTTTTAACGCCTTCTTCAAATCTAGCTTTTCTAATTTGCAATTCTTCTCCTTTTAATTGTAAATTAGCTTGCTTCTCTTGCATTTCCATGTTTTGTTTTTCTTGCTCAGGACTTAGTGGCATTGATCCCATAAGATTTTGTGCCGCCTGAGCTGCAGCTACTGCAATTCTATTTTCTTCTT